AAAGGAGGTGAAAATGTCTAATATACAAAATCCAGATGATGTTATTGGAGTGTGCTCTGAGTGTAAGTCGGATCAGCCAGATCAATACATGGAAAGAAGTCCTTTTGCTCAGGAAGGTAAGCCTGTTCCTTGCAAGTATTGTGGCGGAGTTGTAATTATTACATATAGAGAAACAAGAGATAGTGCTCTTGATGGCTCAGATAGAAGTAGAGGAATTTAGTGAAAAATTGGACAAATCTCCACAACCATACAGTCTATTCTATGCTCGATGGACATGGAAGAATTGAGGAGTATTTAGACAGAGCTAGATCTCTTGGAATGAAAGGTCTAGCTACAACTGATCATGGCAATATACACTCGTGGCTTGATTTCTATGATGCAGGTCAAGCTACGGGTGTAAAGCCAATTCTTGGTTCTGAATTTTATCAAGCTAGAAAAACCAGATTTGATAAAGACGAGGAAGAAAGATCTGGTCCGGCCAAAAATGAATGGGAACAAAGAGGGCCATATCATATAACAATTCTAGCTAAAAATAATGTTGGTTATAAAAATATTATTAAAATGTCATCAAGATCATTTCTTGAAGGATATTACGTTAAGCCTAGAATCGATCACGATCTTATATCTCAACACTCTGATGGAATCATTGTGCTATCTGGCTGCCTAAATAGTGAAGTGTCTCAGGCTTTACTAAGAAATGATTTTGACTACGCCCTTAACTCAGCTAAGAAAATGCAGGATATTGTTGGTAGAGAAAATTATTTTATAGAAGTTCAAGACCATGGTCTTTCCGAGCAACGCAAAGTATTTAACCAATTAGTTGAAATAGCTTCCATTATTGGAGCCAAAGTAGTCCCAAGTGGAGACTGCCACTACGTGCATCAAAATGACGCTCGCGCCCATGACATCATGCTATGTGTTGCTACAAACTGTAATATTCATACTCCAAATAGATTTTCTTTTAGTGGTGATGAATTCTATCTTCAGTCATATGATGAGATGGAAAGAAAATTTAATCCTGATTGGTTAAAGAATACCATGGACGTATGTGATATGGTTGATATTAATTTAAATTTTGGAAACATATATTTTCCAGATTTTCCAATTCCAACAAAAGAAACATCTAATGATTACTTCGAAAGATTAGCTTGGAGTGGTTTAAAGGAAAGATATGGCGATGCACTTCCGCAGGATATTATAGATAGAGCTAATCATGAAATACGTGTAGTAAAAGATATGGGATTTCCAGAATATTTTCTAGTTGTTTCAGATCTAGTTAATTGGGCTAAAAATAATAATGTTAGAGTTGGGTGGGGAAGAGGTTCTGCTGCTGGCAGTATATTATCTTACGCATTTAAAATTACTAACCTAGATCCAATTAAGTTTGGTTTAATGTTTGAAAGATTCCTTGTCGAGGGAAGAAAGTCAATGCCAGATATAGATCTAGACTTTGACGATAGACATAGAGATGAAGTTATTAACTACGCTAGAAGTAAATATGGCGTAGATCATGTTGCACATATATGTACGTTCAATAAGACAGGAGCTCGTCAATCTATACGAGACGCTGCCAGAGCACTAGGTCATGATTTTGCAGCAGGGGATACCGTAGCTAAACTTGTACCTCCGCCTATTTTGGGTATATCTAAAAATCTTTCTGAGTGCATGGAAGTTGCTGACTTTTCAGAATTATACAAAAAAGATAATACAGCTAAAGAAATTGTAGACACTGCATTTGGATTAGAAGGCCTTGTTCGGCAAACAGGAATTCATGCCGCTGGTGTAGTTATATCAAAAGGCCCATTAACTGATTACTTACCAATTATGCAAAAGGGTGTAGATAATCCAATTGTAACCCAGTGGGATATGGGTCGAGTTGAACAATGTGGTCTACTAAAAATAGACTTTCTTGGTTTAAGAAACCTAGGTGTCATTGATTCTTGTGTCAAGCTAATAGACAAACATAAGGGGATATCAATTGATATTGATTTAATACCATTGGATGATGCTAAAACTTATGACGAATTATGTAGAGGCAATTGTGCTGGAGTATTCCAGCTTGAGTCATCATCTATGAGAGAAATGATGATCTCTTTGCAGCCAAGAAGTATAGAAGACATAATGGCCCTTATATCACTACATAGACCTGGACCAATGGGTTCGGGAATGGATAAAGAGTATATAGACAGAAAACATGGTCGTAGTAGAATCAAATATGATGATCCTAAATTAGAATCTGTTTTAGCGCCATCTCTGGGTATTATGCTATATCAGGAAGATGTTCTTGGTGTAGCTAGAGAATTAGCTGGCTTTTCTTCGGCAGAAGCCGATGACTTACGCAAAGTTATAGGTAAAAAGTTAATGGATAAAATTGCTAAAATGCGCAGTAAATTTGTTGAAGGTTGTGTTAAATCTTCTCAGATATCTGAACAGTTAGCTAATAAAATTTTCTCAGACATTGAATACTTTGGCGGATACGGTTTCAACAGAGCGCATGCCGCCAGTTACGCAATGATTAGTTATGTAACAGCATACTTAAAGGCTAACTATACTGTTGAATATATGGCTGCACTTATGTCTTCTGTTGTTGGAAATAAAGATAAGCAATCATTTTATCTATCCGACTGTAGGAAGCTAGGCATATCAGTGCTACCACCTTCGGTAAATTATTCTGGATTTGACTTTGAGGTTATAGATGATTCTTCTATTGTTTTTGGACTATCAGCTGTTAACGGAATTGGGTCATCAATAGCAGACGCTATTGTTTCATCTAGAGATGAATTAAATCCGTATAAAAATTTATCAGACTTTTTTAGGAGATGTGATCCTACAATTCTTAAGAAATCAACATTAGAACACCTAGCTATGGCCGGTGCACTAGACGAATTAATTGATGAATATAAAGTTGGATATAATAGATTAGAAGAATTATCTATTTTAGAAAAAGAAAAAGATGAACTTGGAATTTATGTTACTACTCATCCAGTTCTTGGTATCTGGGATATTCTTTCTAAAAAAATAACATGTGAAATTATTGATTTGATTAATTACACTGTTGGATCTTCTGTAAAAATCGGTGGAATAATAACTGCAGTAAAGAAAATCATGACCAAAAAAGGTCAGAAAATGTTTAAGATTACGATTGAGGATATATCTTCTGATATTGAAATAATAATCTTTCCCAACGCAGCCAAATCTATTTCGGATGACTATTTTAATAAAGGTGATGTTTTAATCATATCTGGCAATCTTTCAAAAGAAGGGGATGAAGAAAACCCAGTTGCAAAGATATATTATTCGTCTTGCGAAAAAATAGATTCACATTTATTTTTAACAGGAAAAGCTTTAGTTTTTGATGTTGATAAAGATATATCACCCGTCTTACTCAACAAAATATATGATATAATTAATTCCTCAAAAGGAGATAGACCTGTATTCTTGCAGGTTAATTCTGAAAAACATAAATTTATTTACAAATATAAAATAGAAGCTTCACCCAACGTAGAGTCTTCTATTAAAAAGCTAATTGAATTGGAGAGTAATAATGTCTAGTGTTGGTCCTACTATTAATCCTGTAGAAAAATGGTGTTGGGTATTCTGCTCATCATGCAATAGATGTCAAGACAAGGGTAGATACACTAAATGTAACGGTTGCTCTGGAAGATATGATCCAGAATTAAAAATTAAAGTTGATAATGAAGATTTTTGCGACTGCAAAAATGGAATCCTTAGATGGAAGACACAGCAAGGTCGTTTAGTTATGACTAAGTTTAACTCAAATCCATTCAAGGGTAGCGTTAGATATCAGAAGAAAACAGAAGACGAAAGAGACTGGGACTCTTACGTAAAAGATATGAGAGAAAAAATGGATAATCCAAATTGGAATCCAATAACAATTTATGAGGAGTAAAAATGTCAATTCCCGCAGTTGTGCAAAAAGGAAACATTAAATTAACTGAATATACAGATTCAACATATAATTATGAAGATAAATTATTTTTACAATGTACTTGTGTTGGTTTTTATTTGACACCTAAAGACCTAAAAGATCTGTACACAGTAATTCATTACTATCTTAATGCAGATGAGATAACAGATGTTGAGGTTATGATTGGTGGCGAAAATGTGGCCATCTGACGATTATATGGAGATAGGTGAAACTGGTTGGATTCCAACGAAGAATGGCTGTTACGTAAATAAGCATAATGGTCATACAATAGACGAGATGGGAAAAGAATATGATCAGGAAGGAAATCTAATTTTTGACCCAAATGAATATGAATAGGAGTATTTTTTGTTATCAATACCAATTAAAAGTTATGAATCACTTAGCTATTTAGAACGGCTTAGTCTAGTAGATTTTTCCTACTCTAGAATAGATACATACACACAATGTCCAGCTAAGTATTTTTATTCTTATATACAAAAAGAGCCAAGACAGTTCAACGCAGCTGCTACTCTTGGTAATATTGTTCACTCTGTCTTAGAGAATAAATTAGAAAATAATAAACAAATAGATTTAGAAGAACTTAAATTAGAATATGAAAAAAATATCCCAATTTGGGATCCAGATAATAAAATATCCAATGAACTAATATCTGTTGGATCTCGAATAATAGATGACTTTTATGATACTAATAGTGATGTAGATTTTCATATCTTTGATAAAGAGTTGGCATTCAGTTTAATTATTGGCAGCTACAAGATAATAGGCTTTATAGATAGAGTAGATGTATATGAAGATAGAGTTCATATAACTGATTACAAAACAGGCAAATGGGAAGTAACTCTTAAGGAGGTTCCTAATAATTTGCAGTTAGGAATATATGCGCTAGCTATGGATCATATATTCCCAGATAAAGAAGTATATGCAGAGTTATACTATCTTAGATCTGGAAAGAAAAAAGGTCATCTATTTTCTAAGCAAGATATTGAAAATGTAAAAGTAAAGTTGATTCAATCTATAAATAATATTATTTCAGATAGAAATTTCAATCCAACATCAAACGTAAGAATATGTAGCTATTGCGACCATGCAGCTTCTGGAGCTTGTGGTACTGGTGTTTTTAGAAATAAGAAAAGAAGTTAGACAAATAAAAATGGGGCCGGTTTCCCAGCCCCATTTTTATTTTATTTTATATAAGAATCAGAAGTCTGATTCGGAAGAGTCAGCGATGTCAAACTCGGTAAACTCAGTTACCAACTTAATTGCCGAATCAAAGTCATAACCATAGTTTACAACTAGGTCTTCAGCAATTTCGCTGTTCATTTGGTCAATTGTTTCCTTGATGATTTCATTTAGTGTATTAATGGTGGACATTATATTTTCTTTCTTTTTAGGCTACAACTTGCGTTGTAGCGTTTGGTTTGTTTTTTTTTACTTTTTATTGTATAATATAGATACGCTTATAGACATAAAGGATACAGGATGCAGACACGGATTGCAACGCCAAACGATTTTTTTCTGGAAAAATCTTCGTTCAAAAAACAACCTAATTTGAATAATATCAGAAACAAGCAGGTTGATCAAGCAATTATGAATGATGAACTTCCAAAAAGAAAAAAAGGAAACGCATATCAATATACTAAAACTGGTTACAGGAAAGATATTGACATGAATGTTAGATCAAGTTGGGAAGCAAATTTTGTCAGGATTTTAAAATTATATAAAATTGATTTTGAATTTGAGCCAACAGTATTTCCATTTCCAATTAAAAGGGGAACAAGAGCTTACACTCCAGATTTTCTACTGACAAGGAATAATGAATGGATTGAAGTCAAAGGCTATCTAGATGATAAAAGTAAACTAAAATTGAAAAGGTTTAAAAGATATTATCCAGACGAGTTTGCAAAGCTAACTTGTGTCATTAGCAAATACTCCACCGACGCTAAAAATTTTATGAACGAACTAGAGGTTCCGGTAATAATTTATTATGAAGATATAAGAGATATATATAGTGATTATTTTATAAATTGGGAAGGCAAGAAATGAGTAGTTATAAGGAGCAGTATTATTCACTGCAAGAAAATGAAATGCAAGATCTTATAGACAAGGCAAAAAAGGGTTCAGGTCATCATCAGGAAGAGTTGCTGAAAGTGTTTAGTAACTTCTTAACTAAATATACGTCACTGCTGTATTATTCCAAGTTTAATCTAAATGATTATGATATTCGAAGGTTTATTTCTTTGTTCATCAAAGATCCCGGTACACGTTTTGCGTTAATGAAAAACAAACTTAATCAAAATAACACGAGAGTGATCAATGAGTGTATGAGGGGCATTAACTATATGGCAAGAAGGTATGGTGACGAGGAAGATATCCGCCAAACAATAAACCTAACATTTTTTCAGTGTATTAACAGATATGAGAGAAAAGATTCAGCAAAAGGTCCAATACCATTTAGTGGATTTTTATATAGTTATTTTTTTTATCTACTAAAAAAGAATGTTGATACATTTTTAATTGATCAGCTTGGTAGAAAAACTTTCCCACTACTCAGTGACGATGCGACAACAGATGAAAGTGATGAAAACTATGTTGTAGGATTTAAGGCAGATCCAGTAGAATACTCCTTAGAGCAGATGCTTTCTACCGATAAAATTGATGAATTTTGGGTTCTTGGAGAGAAAAATGTATCACCGTTTGATAGACTATCTGTTCAGGAAAGACAGCTTTTAAAATGGAGATATGTAGATGGTGAAAGATCCAGTGAAATATCTCTAAAAATAAATGAGCATCCCAATACAATTAGAGAGCATTTAACTAAAATTAAAAATAAAGTTAGAGATTTAATAATTGAATTAGAAATTGATGAATACGCAATTCTTTTATCAGCGGAGAAGGTAAAGTGACAATTCAAAAACTTCAGCAATTGCTAACAGATTTTTTAGCACCCCAGTTAACAGAGGTAATAGACGCATACAGTTCTGCTGAAAAAATAAATAAATATTTTGTAGAAATTCCAGAAGTGGATATAGTTGATCTAGGTATAGACAACATCGCTTCATTGGTTGCTAGAACGTCTAATGTTTACGGACGCGCTGCTAGATTTGCTGGAATGGCTCGGGCACATTTTAAAATCGTAGAAGGTAACTATAAAAGAGTATACAAATCTAACCGAGTTGGAAAAAATGAAGCCGAAAGAGAAGCTTCTGCTATGACTGCTGCAGAAGAGCAATACTCTGAAATGGTTACAGCTGAGGCAATGGTTAGCTTAGCTGAATCAATGGAAAACTCAGCTCGCATTGCCTCCGAATCAGCCAGAAAATTAATGGATAAGATTCAATCTATGCAGGTAGCAGCCTATAGAGAAGAAAAAGGTTCATATTTAGAATCTGACTTTAGTACTTACTAATTAAGAAAAAGGATATTATATGTTTATAGGTTACTATAAAAGTGTTACGTCATCCAAAGAGTTTTATTCAGAAAAAAGAAAAGATTTAAATTTCCCTATGCAGGTTGAGTATAAGGGTGATAGATATCTTTTAAATAAAACAATTCAAGTATCTAGTAATTCTCATGAAAATAATATAATTAACACCGCCAAAAAATATGGAATAGAATATGACATTAGAATTGACTCAGGAGCAAGTAGCTGACGTAAAATCAGAAATTGAAAACTTTTTACATGAAATATATTCTCAAGACAGAGAGCTATACTCAAGACAAGAAGTTGAAAACATGCTGCTAGATATATATTCTTTACTCAAAATAAACTGAAACGGTGTTAAATGAACATAGAAGTTTTCTGCGATGGAGCATCGCGTGGTCAAGGTCAAAAAAAATTTGGAGAGGCAGC